TATGATAATCCTAATTATGACCCTAAGAATGAAGGCAAATCTAAAATAGATAAAGCTTTAAAAGACGCTGCCCAATCTGCTGCATGGGCAGAAGAATCTAATCGACAATATTACAATGTTGGTATTGATTATGATTATGTTGTAGAAGCAGAAGGTCAAGCAGCTTATGATAAATCAAAAGCTGATAAACAAGCAAGCGAAACTGTATCTTATTTTAGAGCTAAAGAACGTGAACGTTTAAATCCTGGTGGAGTTAGTGGTCCACAAATTAATCCTAAATTTAGTCAACCTGCTACATCAAAGTTAGGTAAACTAGCAAAATTTGGTATGTCATTTGACGCAGAAGACCCAGACTCTTATTATGACCAAGCACAAAAAGTTCCTCAAGGACAATTAACAGAAAATTTATATGATACTTCTAGAAAAATTGGTAATTATGATTATTTTGAAGAAACTTCTAGATACGCAAAAGGTACACCAATGCCTAAAACAGTAGCTGGTGTTAATCAAGAACTACAAGCAGTTAAAGCTAGAACAAGAGATGCTGCTATGACATTTAGAGGTATGGTGTTTGATTTTATTGATGATGTTACTACAAGTATGGAAAATAGTATTAACTTTGATGATTTAGAAAATAAATATTTTCCTAATGATGAGTGGAAAAAAGCAGCTAGAAATGAATTACGAAATATGATTGGTTTTACTGATGAAGCTTCTGATATAACTAGAGGATACAGTAGTGCAACTAGATATGCAGAAGAAATTGCTTTAGGTAGAGTTAGCGACCATGGTGAAGACTTTAGTAAATTTATGAACTATGGAATATCGCCACATGATTCTACAGGTATTAATACTAAAGTAACTGAAGAAAAATATAAAAAAAGTTTAAGTGCTTACTCTCAATGGAAAGCTAAAAAAGGTGTACCGAAGATAGTAAGATTAATAAATAAACTACCATAGGAGATAATATGAGTAATGAATTAAAAGATATGCTAACCAAAACTCTTTGGACATTTGTTGAAGCATTTATTGGTGCATTAACAGTTGCTCCACTTGTAGGTGTAGACGCTAGTGCAGTTCAATTAGCAGCTATGTCAGGTGCAGGTGCAGCTTTAGTTGTCGTAAAAGAGTTTGCTAAAAAACAAGTATCATCACCAGCTAAAGTAAGTAAATAATGCCTGGACATTATCACAATAAACACGAAGTAGCTTTAGAAAATAAAGATGAAGAATCTATTGTAGAAGCAGGTGTTAATTTTGAAAAGATTGCTAGTCATACTGTGCTTACTGACATGGGATTAGCACAACAACCTGTATCACATGGTAAAAGTGATGGTCAAGTATCTGTTAACTCAGTTGCTGCTGCAGTTGCAGCTCCAAAAATAGACGAACGTAACGTATATACATTAGAAAATATCTAATGGCAAGTGATAACTACAATAAATTAGTAGGTAAAGGTGCTGCTGGTTTAGGTACAAATGAACTTAAAAGGCGTGTCAAACAACACAATGCATTAGCTGAAAAAGCATTTGCTAGTGTTAAAGGCAAAGAACAACTTACTGCTGCTGACGTAGCTAATATTTATCGTGGTATTGGATTAAAAAATGATGCTAAATTAATGCAATCTATAGGTGATAAAACATATTCTTTTCCTAAACAAAAAGATAATAAACCTATAATTCCTGGTTTACCAGAATATTTTACTAGGGATAATGTTAAAAAAGCAATGGCTGATACAATAAAAGGTTACCAAGATACTGGAAAAAAATGGGCTAAAAATATTGCTAAAGGTTATAAAGTATTAGATGCTATAAACTATGGACTACTTCCTGGTGGTGTTAAACCAGTAAACCCTTTTGGTAGTAATGCAGGTAATACTCTTACACGTTTAAATAGTTCGCCAACCCTTCCAGTATGGGAAGATAGAAATAAAAAAAATAAGAATACTAAATTATAGTACTCTCTCTTTTAAGATATCCCTTTAATAAATCCCTATACGCTACTGATGTACCAACTCTTTGTCTTCCATCATAAATATCATGGTGATGTTTACATAATATAGCTACATTATTTATATCAAACTTACGTTTTTTACTACCACCCATACCTATTCCTTGTATATGTGCAAGCTCTAACCATTTGTTGTCTGTACAATATGCCCACTCACAGCGTCCTCCTGCTCTTTTAAGAGCTTCTTCTCTTAAAGGTGACAAACTATCCACTATTCTTCTTCCATACGCTTGTAATCTTTAACATGTGCATCTTGTTGATATTCTTCAGACAACTGTTCTAAATGAAAATTGTAATCATTTACAAACTTATCCATTAAAAATCTTAATTTAACCATGTTAGGTGCTACATTAAACGTATCACTACCACATGCGTGGTCAAATTGTTTTGCCCATACCTTCATAAACTTAGGGTTAGTAAATATATTAATCTTATCTATGTCTATTTTCGCCATCTATTCCTCCTTAAAGTAATCGTCAAACATATCTTGTTCACATTTTGTACAACGTTCTGTAAATTCATAATCAGATTTAAATTGTTTCCTACAATTTTTACATCTTATATCATAATTATTTACAGTCATTTGACTTCGCCATATATTCCAATCGCCAGATGTATACGATTTAAAGTAATCATTCATTAGTTTCCTCCATATATAACAGTTTGTTTTTGTAATCTTTCCAACAATGTTTACTAGCATTCCAATGGTGCCATCCATCATTGTAAACTAACCAAGCAGCTACTGCTGTAGATACTTCAGGGTCAGTTCTATTACTTATTATACCAAGCTTAGGAGTTAACCAAGCCCAGGTATTATCATTGAATTGCCATAAGCCGACATCTTTGGTCTTATCTGTATTAATGCCTATCGCAGTAGGCTTTCCACTACTCTCACAGGAGATTACATTTAATGCCTGTAAGGTATCGGCTTTAGCAAAATACCTTTGTACAAGGTCTGTATGTTCTAACACATACTCGACTTTAGAAGCCACTTCCATACATTCCCTGTACTCCGGTAATGTATCGGTTGTAATCAACAGGGGTATCATACAACCGACCAATACTTCTATCATTAGCTAATGGTAGCAGCTTTCTTTGTAGGTAATTCAGTACAAAAGTAATGTACTAACCCACGTTTCTTACTAGGTAAAGTAGTTATCTTATAACCTTCCTGCCTAAGGTTATGGATAATACCACCGAATCTATGGCAGTATAACTCTGCTACAAATTCCCAGTTAGATATTGGTTCTTCATTCATGTATCTTGTTAATACATAAGCAACCAATTGTGTTTTGCTTTTGATATACGCAGGTATTGCTTCATCTCTGAAGTATTCAGGTATCATATTCCCCACTCCTCTGGTATATCACTGTTGTCTATCCACCAAGACTTACGCCACTTGCCTGTATGACCACCGCATTCTGCAGGGTTATTAGTGCTGCATGTAAAGTCTGGGCTTTTATCTGACCTTTTACTGTTACGATTGTCATACACCATTTGTTGACAATAGGGACACTTAAGGTCATCTCTATATTTATTTTGTTCAGCCATTTGGTTTACTACCTCTCCGACAATACCTTCTGGAGTTTGTGGTCCATTAGTAATGTCTATTGTTTCTATACCAGCTGCACTTAGTTTCTCTTGTATTGACATAGTTTCAAACTCTGCTTGAGTAAACTCTGTAGGTAAATCAAGCATTCGTTCAATCATGTCAAGGTAAGCTCCGACCTGTTCATCAGACCAGAGTTCTTTACTGGCTGGAAACTTTTTAACTTGTGCATACTGATTTGCAGTACCTATTATTTTATTAACAGTTTCTACAGATTCAACTCTTGAAGTCATTTCTGCTACAGTTTGTGTAATAAAGTTAAGGTCTTGCATTAGAATGGTGCTTCTTCTGGCTCATTAACAACGCTATCTGCAATTGCTTGCATACGTTCTAATGTTTCCTTAGAAGGTTTATTTTCCTTCTTACGCATATCTACTTTAGTTACTTCAACCTTGGCATCTTTGTCAGCCATGTCTTGTGTGTAACCATCATGTGCTACAGATGTAGCTTCTTCTTCTGATTGTTTACTACCAGACCATAGCTCAACACCAAGACCAAACCTCATACATGCACGTTTAAATGCATCAGACTCTGCGTCTTTAAGGTTTGTACCATCATTGAATTTAGCATTGCCTAGCTTAAATGTATCAACGTCACCGAAGCCATCATAGCTACCCATGCCTTCAATAGTTATAGTACCTTTAGCACCTACTATTCTTTTTTCTCCATTGTATGTACCATACACAGCTTCACACTGCCATGTATAGTTAACTCCACTGTCCCTTAAACGCTCAACGTAGTGTGCGTGTGGAACATAATCACCAAACTTACCAGCTGGTGCTTTACGAACTAACTCCTGTGGAAATGGAGATAGTAAGTCAACGTTATTAGTCATAACATTCCCTTCTGTATTTGTTTTTTTCTCATAAAGAGAAAAACAAATACTTCTATTCTTTATCTAAGTCTAATAAATTTCGCAAGTTATGTACCCCTTTTTCTATGGGTACAAGCTTGCACTCGCCATTTATGTTGGTCAGAATAAAGTATGGCTTATCACCTAAACCACTGTACTCTATTCCAGTTAATGTCCAACTAGACTTAGTGTCTATGTTTGTCATAGTCTTCATTATAGTCACTTATGTGACAATTTTACAAGGTATTCTGCAGTTACTCCATGATTAGGTTTAGCAAATAGCAGCCATTGACATGGTCTACCCATGCTTGCTAATTGTTCTAATGCATATGTATTGTAACTTTCAGTACTACCATTTACCCACAATCTTATGTCATTAACATACATAGTTGTAGGTGTATGCCAATGTCCAGCAATAGCATAATCAAAGTCAGGCATTAAACCTCTGGACGCTAGTGCTTTCCATCCTAATAGCTTTTTACCAAAGCCATACCATGGAAAACCTGAGTGTCCCCTTACATTATCGCCATGCCAAACAAAGAATTTACATCCTTTACCCAAGTCAGCAATATCAAACCAATGATTATCACCCTCAGAATCAGGAATAGTAAATGATATTCGCTTATCTTTTTCGTATACCATATCCATTATCTTGCCTAGCATTCTGTCTGCATTGCTATCAGGGTGATAATCTTTTCTGGCACGTCCACCTAACGAACCATGGTTACCTATTACCCAATGTACTTCTACTTCATCAAAGTTCGCCAATAATGTATCAAAGAATTTTGTAAGTATTCTTGGACCATCTACTGTAACTTGATTGTATAAGCTTGCGTCAATTAAATGTGTTTGACCTGGAAATATCAGTTCACCTTCTACAATATCGCCAGCAGCTAGAACTACGCATTTGTTAACTGGATGTGCATATCGTTGTACGTTTGTCAACTCAACTATTTTATTTGCATATTCAATTACACGTTCTTCTGCTACTTCTGTGTTATAATCTGGCGTTACTTTCGCCAATTGTACATCTGAGAGTACAGCTATAGCTACTTCTTCGTTCTTATTACGTTTATGTAATTTAGGTTTAGGAATATTTGGTTTATTCCAAGTACGTAGGTTAGTAGATACAGCTTCATAAACTGCTTCAATCATGTCAGCTTTTTTATTTTTAGCTTTCTCTAATGACTTAAGTAGTTTAAGGTTATCAGCTTTGAGTTCTTGAACTAATTTAGATTCAGCTTCTATGAATAGCTTATCAATATCTTTATCACTCATATTGTGAACCTAGATTCGCCAAGTTTTCAAAGTGATTACGCACTGCACTCTCACTTATTTTGATACCATATTGTTCTTTCAATAATCTTGAAACAACATATGGTTTTATGTTGCGTCCTGACTTAACACGTTCTTCGCAGCCTTGCCAAAAAGGTTCAGCTTCTTCAGTTATCCTGTCAAGTATCGGACTTCTTTTACCATTTTCTGCTTCGTAAAGCATATCATCTATATTCATACTATTCATTATACTTTCATTGATATTTAGTCAAACTTTATATAAAAAAAAATAGCGTAATGGTGTTCACTATAGGGATTGACTTGTACAGATTGTACGAAAACCTCGTTCGGAGTTCTCCTCCGACTCTATTCCATTACTTGATAAGGGTTACGTGGAAAGGAACACGTCACTATTGCTAGTACCTTATCTGCTATTTATACTAGCACGTTTAGTTTTAATGCGTGCTCTTTTACTTCTTCCATATTTTTTAGATTAATTATGTTTGCTTTCATACAAGTATCTAAGCATTCTTTAAGAAGATTGTAGCCACAACTACTATCACCTCTACCAAATACTTGCATGTCACTAACCCATATACGTCTAGCTGGTTGTTCTGCTAGCCAACGTAAAGCTGGACCGTCAATAACATTACCTCTGCCTGAGTGTTTACTTAAATAAACATCATCAGCACGTAATCCATTCTTAGCAATGATGCGTAAGTCACCGTAATTACCACTACCGTTATACATAGCAATGTTAACAGCAGGTAACAACATCATAATATCTAAAATGTCTTGTCCAGTAAACGACATTGAACCAGAAGCGTCAATCAATATAGTGCCACCTTTGACACGTTGTTTTTGTTTGAATATCTTCTTGTCAATACAGTATCTATTAATGTATTTAGGATTATAACCATAGTCTTGTGGTCTATAATCTCTACCATTTTTAAGTCTAGCTTGTAGATTAACTGACAATGGAGGTTCATGTATTCTCATGTCACCCCATACACCCATAGTAGCTGTTGTATAGTAACGCATTTCTTCTAACAACTTATGTTGCATACGTCTTTTAAGTTCTTCTGGACTGTTACCAGAACCAGCTTTACCACTATCATCTGCTTCACCATCTTCGTTCACACCAGGTCCAGTGTTAGCACCAGGTTTAGGCATAGGTTTATATACATAATCTGAACTAGGTTTCTCATCCATTTCTAACAGAATTGTTAGACGTTTTGCTAGCTTTTTAACCTTAGCAAACGTAGGTGTATTAGTTCTTCTAGTATTTATTAAGTCGTATGCAAATTTTTCTACTTGTGAATGTACAAATGAATATTCCATACGTCTTGCTTCTGTATATCTCATGTCATCTGCAGCGTCTTCTAACACTTGCAAATATATTTGAGTTAATCCACTATAACTATACGAATTGTAACCATTATAATAACTACGATATTGACTTTTCTTTTTATTATTCCAAGTCAACAAGTTAAGAAAACCTGCCATCATTTCTGCAATAGAACCTTCTGCTAATAGTTTAAGTACTTGTGCATTAGTAAAATCTACACATTTGTATGGTTCTACTATGCCAACATTCTCTCTACCTAGCAACCAGTCTATACGCATACGCTCTAGAATTTCTACAGCTTCTTGTCTAGTGTCAGGTCCAAACTTACCTAATGTTTTAGGTGACCATTTAGCTCTACCTAGTTGATGTCTACGTATCATACGACTATGGTTTACACCACAATACTCACATTCTCTATCAAGTGGTACAACCATCTTGTTATTTACATTGTCAGTACGTGGTGTCTGATTTATATCAGTAGTCCCATAGACTTGCCAAGCTTCTCCAGTTACAATCTCTGGATAAGGATAAGCTTTAGTCATCAGCTTTAGCCAGTAATACTGCGTCAATAATTTCTTCTGCTTTATCAGAAAATATTAGTTTAGCTGCAGTTTCCTCGTCAAAGTTTTTATCTTTTAGCATGAAAAATTCTTTCCATGCACGTATAGATACACGTTGTTCTGGGTCATCAACTAATGTAGTGTCATTAATAACACCATGCCATTCTTTAGGGAATACTTCCAAAGCTTTTGGATGTATTGTATCCATGTTAATTTTAACTGGAAACCTATCTTTAAGTGCTAAAGGTAAGCTTTCAGGTGGGCTGTTAGTTGTTGCGATAACCTGAAATCCTTCAGCAGGTCTAACAGTTTCACGTTTGTCATTGTTAATTGTTATACCTGCAATTTCTGGGTCATCTAAAATTGCATGCAGAAAAGTCATAGCGTCTGGTGATGCATGGTCAATCTCATTGATTACCAATCTACCGCCATGTCGCCATGATTGTATAGCGATACCGTCATGCCACTGAAAGCCACCATCTTTACTTGGTTTATAAAAGCCTTCTAAGTTAGCAGAAGCAGTATCTTCTGTCATTGTAATTTGAAACACATTTGGTTCGCCAAACGCATTTATAGGTTGGTCTTGCTTGACCGCACTATATGTTTTACCTGTACCAGGTGGACCATATAGTAATATTCTGTTTGATACACTAATTACATCGTTAAGTAAATCCCAACAATTCATTATGCACCTTCCTTTCCTTCGTCTATTTCTTTTAAGAACTCCTCTGCTTGAGTACCCAAGTGAGAAGCATGTTCCATTACGTCATTTAATACAATGTCATTGATACGTTTTGTCTTGTCGTACTCAACAACTTGTATAGCTGCAGCTGGATGCATTAGCCATGAAGCAAATATACCCTTGTCTATAGCTTGCTGCCTAAGATTCTCTAGTTCGTCCCTCGTAAATACTTGTTTACTAAGTAATGAAGGATGAGAACCAA